ACTCAATTAATGTTTGAAAAAGAAAAGCGTGTTGAGTTTAAGATACCTGATGGTCGTGGTGAAAGACATTGGTACGCCGTTGATACAATCGGTAACTACAAAGCAATGCTCTGTCACGGTGATCAATTCGGCAGTCTGTCAGCCTTTCACTCTTTTCAAAAGAAAGCGTATGGCTGGAAGATCGGGGCGTTGGATGAAGACTTTGATGATATCTTCATTGGTCACTTCCATACTCCTACCAAGATGACATTCAATACTGTTCAGTTAAGAATTTCAGGTAGCCCAGAGTCAGTTAATACATATGCTGCAGAAGTTCTTGCTGCTGCTGGCAGACCATCTCAGTCACTGTATTTTGTGCACCCTGAGAATGGTATTGTTACAGCCGAGTATAACTGCTGGTTAAACTAACATGGCAAAAGCTACTGGTATCTATTGTCAGCATTGCGCTGGGCGTATGTTTACTGGTCAACAGTATTATGCTTTCCAAAAAAACTATATTGACTTGACCTGTTTAAGATGTGCTACATCTATTGATGTAGAAGTCAAAAAGCTAAATAAAGTATTGCGGTATTTGAATTTCAAAACTGTGGAGGAACGCCATGATATCCAAGAAACCAATCGCAAATAAATTTTATAAGTACGCTGGCTCTATTGTCAAAATTAAAAAAATTTCTAAGGCTAAGAATAAGATTTTTATTGAAAATCTTACAAATAAAGAAGTTATAACAATTCCATATGAGCAATCAGAAATTTTAATTATAAGGTTGTATACTGTTGGGGAAGTTGCTAAAATAGTTGAGCGTAGACCTGATACTCTTAGGAAATACGAAAGAAAGAATTTAATTCCTTCGGCTAGTAAATTTGGAGATGAATATCCAGGTTATTCTGACTGGAGATATTATGATGAAAGTGCAGTATACGAAATGGTTGAATTTTTCAATCAAAGAGTCCAAGGTCGCCCCATTACTCAAAATAGTGTTGGGGTTAGTAATAAAATAAAGTTATTAGATCAAAAAATCAAACTTCATAGATGAGGATGTTATGACAACAGAAAAAGAAAAAGGCACAGAGATTTGGGCTTCACTAGGTATTACTAAGAATCTTGGTAATTATGAATCCTTAAGGCTTGACGCAGGCGCACGAACGCAGGCATCAGACCCTAACGACCCTGAAGCATGGGCAAAGGTCTGGGCTTCAATTGATTCCCAGATTGAGGCTAAGTTGCAAGAACTAGATAATGAAAGCCCAAAGTGATTGGCGAGTAATTGCAGTTTGTGCAAATGATGAAAAGCCAATTGCTTGGCTATCGTATGATATTGAAGATGTACAATACGCCAAGCATGGCTGTTCACAATGTAAAGTAAGAGTAGAATGTTTCTTAAATGCATGGGAAAATAAACCATATGTCGGAGTTAATGCAGGGATATCAGAGTATGATTTCCTAATGCTTACTTGGAAGGAGTCAAAGAAGTCTAATGGAACTAACTGGTCTAGAACTAATAAAATTCTTCAAGGAATCTTGCAAGAAGTCAAATAAGCTCTTTATTCCAGATTCCCCAAGAGAGGAATCTGTTGCAGACGCATTGGCTGAATTTTATAAAAAAGAAGAATTGTTTAATGCGGTACAATTATTTATAAAATCAAAGACTGGACCATTCTTGATATTTGATTTTGCGATAGAATCAAGAGCGTATGTTGATAAAACAAAATTTGAATCTAAGTCCGTCAACGCTTTTAAAGAAATAGTAGAACAAACCAAAAAGAGAATGGAATCTGAATGAACTATGAGATTAGATTACTTAACTGCATTATTGATCAAGATGGTTACGCTGAGGCAGTAAACGCAGGTGCAGAGAATGTGTTTGTTGAGTACCGTGATATTTGGAACTTTGTCATCAGTCACTTTGATGAGCATAAAAAGGTTCCGTCTAAGGACACTGTAAAGCATCATCACCCAGACTTTGAGTTTGTCGCTACGCCTGAGCCTTTGAAGTATTATCTTGATGATGCAAAACGAGAATCATTATCATATCAAACAAGAACTATTGTTTCTAAAGCTCATTCAATACTTGGGGAGCTCGGTCCGAAAGAGTCGCTGTCTTTTCTTATGGAAGAAACATCTCGTCTTTATAAGTTCTCCAGTAGTCTTAAAGATACAGACTTGGCTGGTGACTGGAAAGAAAGAGCTGACAGCCTAAGGGAGAGGGCTCTGCGTGGTGGTGATGAACTACAAGGTGTACCAAGTGGTATTCATGTAATTGATAAAACATTTGGTGGTTGGCAACCTGGAGACTTTATTGTTCTTCTTGGTTGGACTGGTGTTGGCAAGTCATTCATTGCAAGATTGTTTGCAGTTAATGCTTGGAAGGCAGGGTACAGACCATTAATTATTTCACTTGAAATGAATAAGATGCAGGAAGGTCAAAGACTAGACACTTTGCTAAACAATGGCGAAGGTAACTTTACCAATAGCGATCTAGTACGAGCCAACCCTGCTATCGTAGATAAATATGAAAAGTGGGCAGAGGCTACTTTCACTGGTAAGCATGCTATCCATCTTGTAACATCAGAGGGTCTTGAAACAGCAGATCAAAACATGGTGCAAGCTAAGATTGACCAGTATCATCCCGATATGGTAATTCTTGATTATCATGGGTTGTTTGATGATTCTAGTGGTGCTAAAACTGAAACAGAAAAGGCTAAGAACCTTTCTAAAGCTTTTAAGCGCATGGCTGTAAAGAACAATATCCCTATCATAGATGTTGCAGCAGTTACAATGGCTGAGGGGCACTCTGAGAGACCACCTGAGTTAGAAGAGGTTGCATGGAGTAAGCAGTTAGCTTATGACGCTGACCTTGTGCTGGCTATTCATCGTGAGCCTTCGTCAGATGTGTTTCAGGTTGTGTCACGCAAAGTTAGAAGAGCTGGACATTTTGGGTTTTACCTTAGATGGAATCTAGAGACTGGGAAATGGGCAGAAGAATGGGACATTTAATTGATGCTAAGATATCGGGTACTGCACAAGATATAGAAACCATTGCGAAGCTAAGACCTTGGATGGAAGATGAAGCAAGGGCTAAGTACGGCTTTACAGGAAAGACGAAGTTGATTACTGACTATGATAAAGAAACCAACATATTTTCATTCTCAATCGTTTTTGATGATGAACTTAGAAACTGAAATTAAAGATCTTCTTCAGAAATTCGGTATTCATGTTCATACTGAGTCGGGTAATGAAATTACATTCTATTGTCCGTTTCATAAAAACAGAAATACACCTTCGTTCTACCTGAATAAAAAGACTGGGCTGTGGCAATGCTTTAACCCTTCTTGTGGTGAAAAGGGTAACTTTAAAAAACTATACCGACAGATAACAGGTAAGTCCTATGGTCGTGAAGTAAAGCTTGACCCTTCGGCATTGCGGAATGAACTTGATCGTGCTTTCAGACCGATTGTTCCAGAAAAAGAAATTACTTTAGACAGCATTGCTCTTGATTATGATAGCGACAATATTAAGCAAGTGTTGTTACCATTTGTAGAGCGTGGTCTTTCACTGGATACATTGTCACATTTTGAAGTAGGTTTTTCTACAGGTAAGAATAGGATTGTTATTCCAGTAAGAAATCCGCAATATAAGGTTGTTGGGTTAATTGGTAGAGCTATCAGTAATGACCAAGAGCCAAGATATCTTTACAATACGGGGTTCAAGAGAGCCATAGTATTGTTCAATATACAGAATGCCAAGAACTACAGTGATGTTATAATAGTAGAAGGAAGTGTTGACGCAATGAAAGTGCATGAGGCTGGATACCCCAATGTTGTTGCATCACTAGGAGCCCAAGTTTCACCTCAACAAGTCACAATGCTAAAAAAGTACTTTGACAGAATAATTATATTTTCTGACAATGATGACGCAGGACAGGCTATGAAAGGTGCTATAATAAAATCTTGCTGTGGTAAAGAACTGTACGCAGCACAGATTCCCGAGGGTTATAAAGATCCTGGGGAAATGGATATACAACAAATAAAAGACAGTATCACAAACAAACAATTAATCATATAGGAGACAATATGTCATTTACATCAATCAAAACATTAAAAGACCTTGAAAAAGCAGTTATTCCTGCGCAGGGTACAGGGAAAGGAGTTAAGAAATACTTTACTCTTCAATCAGGAGATTCTTTCAAGATTCGGTTTCGCCAAGAGCTGACTGAAGATGCAAGTAATTATAATGAAGAGATCGGTACAGGTATTTCAGTACCAGTTGTTACATCGCCAGTTAACTGGAAGTGGAGAGTAGCCTCTACTGCTTCATTTGAGAAGTTTAACTATCGTTGTTGGGCAACTGAGCAATCAGTTACAGATAAGGCTTGGAAGCCTAAGCCGCACTTGCTAATCAACATTGTAGTAGAAGTAGAGCCAGGAGTTTGGGAACCACGAATTCTTGATACTACATTTAATCAACGACATGTTGGTTTAACTTTGATTGAATACGCTAAAGAGTTTGGCACTATCACAGACCGTGAGTATAAGTATTCACGAACTGGTTCGTCAGCATCTGACACAAACTATAGCCTAATTCCTTTGAATGTTTCTGAAATGCCAAAGGCAGTTAAAGAATTGCCGATGCATGATTTGGAAAGTGTTTACATGACACTCTCTTATGAGAAGCAACAAATATTCCTCACTACTGGAGAGCTTAACAAAGACTCTTGGTGATTGTTATTCATTGGGCAGGGGGAAACCCCTGCCCTTTAACAAAAGGGATATATGAAAAATAATTCTATTGTTTTAGACCTTGATGGTGTTATTGCCGACATAGACACAGCCGTTTCTGACTACCTACATTATGTTTGTGGGGTACAGGAAGATTATTCAAGTTGGTTTACTACCGATACAAAAGATAAAGAAGCTTTAAAGTTATTTTCAAATGAACTGTTTTGGAAGAATCTTAAACCATTTGAAGATGCTTGGTATCAGGTCAATAAATGGTTTTCTGATGGCATTGATGTGCATATAGTAACTGCAAGAAGAACTGAAGCGTCTGTCAGATCCGTAGAGCCTTGGCTGGATGCTTGGCGTATAAATACATTAAGACCTAAGTTTGCTAAGATGCATTCTAAGCATGAAATTATTTCTGAAATCAACCCAATATTTGTGGTTGAGGATAATCCTAATGAAGTAATTTCATTAAGAGATAATGGAATCAACTGTTACTTGCGCAAGGCATGGTACAATGAGCAGTTCTGGAATGATTTACCTTGTATTGATTCACTTTACGAACTGGAGATTTAAGTGACAGAGTTTGTTCACCTTCATTGCCATAGCGAGCACTCGCTACTGGATGGAATGTCTACGCCTGAAGAGATCGCACAGATTTCTAGCACGAATGGGCAATTTGCAGCAGCACTTACAGATCACGGAACGATGGCAGGTGTTCTTCGCTTCCAGGATGCATGTAAAAAGCATGCAGTGCGACCTGTATTCGGCATTGAAGCGTATTTTGTACCTTCTGTTAAAGATGATGGTGATGGTAAGCATGAGCGTTTCCATTTAATTCTTCTTGCAAAAAATGATGTTGGTCTAAAAAAGCTTTTCAAGCTATCGCAAATATCATGGCAAGACAATTTTTACTATAAGCCTAGAATTGATTTTGATTTGCTAGAGAGTATGGTGGATGATGATATTATTTCATTGTCGGGCTGTAGAGGAAGTTCTATTGCTAAAGCGATTGAGGCTGGCAATACTGGTCGTGCAGAGATGCTGGCAGATAGATTTACTAAAATATTTAAAGATGATTTCTATTTTGAGTTGCAAGCGTGGAACCCTAAAGAGATTAATGATGGGCTATTAGATTTGTCTAAAGCTTTTAATAAAAAGGCTGTAGCAACTGCTGACTGCCATTTCCCAACACACGCTGATAAAGCTTGTGAAGAGGTCTTGCTTCTTATTTCGCAGTATCCTAGTCTTGGTGCTTCTATCACTAATCTTGCTAAAGAGAACGCTACTACGCTTCATAAGTGTGGTAATGACCTTCTTGAGAAAGTAAACCATCTTTACCCTGAAAGAAGTTTACGCTTTGATGATATTAATCCATATGTTGCAAACGCAGAGACTGTTCTGTCGTGGTTTAAAGATGCTGGTTATGATAGACCTGACATTCTTGAAAACACAATTGAAGTAGCCAGTAAATGCAGTGCTGAGATTACCAAGCGTAGAAACCTGCTTCCTAAATATTTGAAGTCATTGAATTCAGATGAGTACCTACGAGAGATGACTGAGTTTAGATTAAAAGAACTTGACTTGGGCGAAGAGTACAAGGTAAGACTTGAAGAAGAACTTGGGATTATTAAACAGCTTGGCTTTGCTGACTATTTCCTTATTGTTTGGGATCTTACATCTTGGGCTGATGCTAATAATGTAGGTCGTGGAACTGGTAGAGGTTCTGTAGGTGGAAGCTTGCTTGCTTTCCTGCTAGATATTTCTAAGGTTGACCCGATTAAATATAATTTACTATTCGCTCGCTTTATCAATCCCGAGCGTAACGACTATCCAGATATTGACTTGGACTTTGAGGACAAGAGAAGAAACGAAGTCAAAGAGTATCTTAGAAATAGATGGGGTAAAGACCATGTTGCTGCAATCACTACTTATGGTACATTCAAACCTAAGTCAGTAGTGAAAGATGTTGCTAGAGTATTGCAAGTATCTTACGAAGAGACTAATAACATCACTCCGTTCTTTGAGACAATTGAAGAATTAACTGAATCACCCAAGGGAAAGATTTTCTGTAACAAGTATCCTGATGTACCTAAGTTGGCTAAGAGGCTTGAAGGTAGAATTAGGAATGTTGGTATCCATGCTGCAGGTATGGTTGTGTCATCTGTTCCATTGAACGAAGTTTGCCCTATTGAAACAAGAAAAGAAACTGACGGTGGGGAGCGAACAACGGTTACTGCATTTGACATGACTGATGCAGAGGCTGTTGGGCTGATTAAAATAGATATTCTTGGTCTAAAGACCGTATCTGTGATTAAAGATTGCTTAGCGAAGATTACAGAGCGTTTGGGAGTGAATGTAGAGGCTCAATCACTGGCTCTAGATGACCCTGCTGTATTTGAAAACTTTAATAAAGGTAATACGGTTGGGGTTTTCCAAACCGATGCAGCAGCTTATCGTAATCTAATTGAAAGAATGGGTATTGATAACTTTAGTGACCTTGTAGTGAGTAACGCTCTGGTAAGACCAGGAGCCTTGTTATCGCAAGGTCAGAAATATATTGATTGTAAGAAGGGTTTCACTCAGCCTTATTACCCTGATAAGTCTGTTGAAGAAATATTAAAAGAAACATACGGCACTGTTATCTTCCAAGAGCAATTAATGCAAATGTCTGTATTAATTTCAGGGTTTACTTGGTCAGATGCAGACAAGCTAAGAAAGATTATTGGAAAGAAAAGAGACATTAGTGAATTTAAAGATTTTAAAGATAAGTTTGTTAATAATGCAATCATTCCAAAAGCAGAGGCGAGGAAAATGTGGGCTGAGTTTGAAATGTCAGCTCTATATATGTTCAATAAATCTCATGCTGTAGCCTACTCAATGCTGTCTTACCAGACCATGTGGTTAAAGGTTAATTACCCTCTAGAGTTCATCTGGTCATTACTATATAATGAAGATTCTACTGAAAAAATCACTGCATATCTAATGGAAGCCCAGCGTCTAGGAATTGCAATTCTTCCTCCAGATGTAAACTATTCTGAGGAATACTTTACAACTGACAGCCGAACAGGGCTTGATGCTATTAGGTTTGGTTTAACGAATGTCGCTGGCTGTGGTGCTTCTGCAATTAAGGAAATTTTGACTAAGAGACCATTCACTTGCTTAGATGAGTTTAATAATAAGTGTTCTAAGTCTGCTGTCAAAGCTCCTCTCCGTCTTAATCTTGAAAAAGTCGGGGCGTATGTTTCTATGAACCATATTTCTCAATACGAGCATGAGCGCTACTACCTCCCAGTTCTTGGTTTTTCTATTAAATCAGGTGAAGAGAATAACGAGATGGATGAGTTTGTTGGGAACCTTTCTGAGTTCCATGAAATAAATTCTCCATTGACGCTTATTAAAGCAATTGTGCGATCAACGAAAAAGACTCCGCAATACCTAAGAATTGAATTTGAAGACTTCTCGGGTTCAGCTACTGTATTCGCTGACAGGAATACTGAAATGGCGAACAGGGATTATGTCTATGCTTTAATTGGTGATAGAACATTGCACTCATTCTGTGATGCATATAATTTTATTGATACTGATTTGCACAAGTTTATTACGCTCAGACAAAAGGGTGACAACCATGAATACAATTGGTTGCACGAAACTGGGCTGGGCTATGTTGGTGATGAAAAGACATTGATGTATGTAATGCACTCTAGAGTGTTTACAACCTCTAAGGATAAAACAATGGCTAACCTTTATTGCTGGGATGGTAAGGAAATCTTTAAAGTTGTTATCTTCCCAAGACCTTATGCAAAACTTAAGGGAGTAATTAAGCAAGGTCAGTGGTATGCAGCAAGACTTTCAAAGATTGAGGAAAAGCAAACACTAACTCGCATGGACTCATATAAAGTAGAGTCTGACTCGTCTATCATTAATATAGATAATTATATAGAGCGAAAAAACTTAGTGAAAGTAGTAGCTTAATGCTTCTTACAATATATATTCCAACTTATAGAAGAGATTCTCTGGATTACTGTCTAGATAGTATAATATCTCAAACTAATTCTAATATTGAAATTATTGTATCTGATAACGACCAAGATGGTTACGCAAGACAGGTGGTGTACGAATACAAGGACTACATCTCTGATTATTCCATTAGAAAACAAAACATCGGTTGCGATGGCAATTGTTTGTATGGAATTACTGCTGGCACTGGTGATTATGTTTGGGTTCTTGGTGATGATGATATTTTAATTCCTGGCGCAATTGACACTATTATGCCGATGCTAAACGGAGTTGATCGTGTAATGCAATTTGCCCCGTATTCTGGAGAAGTATTGCCTGGGTTTTCTGGTACAATGATAGAGTTGATAAATAAACTTAATGATAAATCGTATGTAATTGCTGCAACATTGGCAAGTATGAATATCTGGAGAAGAGAAGTCATGGATTTTAAAATCGGGGTGGAACATCTTGATTCTAGAAATGTCTTAGGCTGGGCTGGTATCAATTGTAATACGGTGAGCGTTCCAGATGTACCGACTGTTCTTGTCAATGACACAAATCATTTTATCTTTAAAGATTTTGATACTGTGATGTTTGAATACTGCGATGCCCTATCTGCTATTGAGGGCGTTGAGAAGTTTACATTTGATAATGCTAATAAATGGAATTTTGTTAACGCATCAGTGGACGCAAAATGATTGTCTATACAGGTGGAACATTTGATCTATTCCATTCTGGTCATGCCAGACTGTTGGAGAGATGTAAGAATGCGGCTGGTGGTGGGGATTTAGTTGTGTCTGTTAATCCAGATGAGTTTTGCTCTCAGTATAAAGAGCCTCCAATTTGTAGTTTGGCTGAAAGAATGGAAGTTGTTTCTTCTTGTAAATGGGTGGATAAAGTAATTGTAAACTCGGGCGGTGCTGATTCTAAACCTGCTATCATAGAAGCAAAAGCTGATCTTGTAATCGTTGGTTCCGACTGGCAAAGTAAAGATTACTATAAGCAAATGGGATTCACACAAGAATGGCTTGACGAGCACAATATCGGGGTGATGTTTGTTCCGTATACAGAAGAGATTTCAACAACAATTATTAAATCAAGAATATTAGATAGAATGTTTCAATAAAGGAGAAATATGTTACTTGTAGATAAAAGAAAAGGCGATTTGATGCCGATCCATGATGTTATTCCTACTCCCAGTGTTGGTTTGAATCGGGCTTTGGGTGGCGGATTAAATACTGGTGCGACTCATTTGTTTTGGGGTACTCCTTCTGTGGGTAAAACGACTATGTGTTTTAGAATTATGGCTGAGGCGCAGAAGATGGGGTATCGTCCGATTATTGTTGATTCGGAGTCTTCGTATAGTGATGTTTATGCTGAGAAGTGTGGTTTAGATATTTCTGATGTGGTGGTGATTCAGTCTACTATTGTTGAGGATATTATGAAAAGTTTGATTGGGTATTTGACTGATGATAAGGAGAAGCATATTTTCTTGTTTGATTCGTTGTCTAATATTGTGAAGGAGGAGTTTTATGATAAGCCTGAGGGTGGTAAGGCGATGGGTTTGTCGGCTCGTTCGCAAGGATATTTTTTGCAGAAGTTGGTGAATTATCTTCATAAGGAGCGCAATATTATGTTGTTTGTTGCTCATCAAACGGTTGATTTGAGTGGTATGTATGCTATTACTAAGGCGAAGATGGGTAATGTTGTGCATCATAATATGCATAATGTTATTAAGTTGTTTCTTTCTATGTCTAAGGGTGAGATGGAGCGTGAGGCGAATAATATGATTACTTCGCAACGGGCTGTGTGGACTATTGAGAAGACTAAGCAGTTGCCTACGATTGGTTCTACTGGATATTATTATGTGCTGCCACAATTGGGGCAAATTGATGCTCGGCGTGAGTTGATTGATATTGCGATTGAGATGAATGTTATTGTTCGTAAGGGTGCTTGGTATACTTATGGTGATAGTAAATGGAATGGCATGGGAGCTATTGAATTGACTGATAAGCAGGTCAAGGAGATTCAGAAGCTTATTACGGCGTGATCTTTTCGGTTCATACCGATCAGCATATTAAAGATGCTGTAAACATTTTTGGTTATGCTTATGGCTATACCAATATTGTAAAACATTTTAATCAGTTCACTTATCGTGGTAAGCAGTTAGAGGTCGTTGAGAATGATCCTGCTGCTCAGATACAGATGTTTTATATGGAACCTGAATGGCATCATCCTACATCTGGTCAGGATTTTCGTCAGCCTGGTTTTAAAAAACATCATGACCATCAATACAAGATTAATGGTACATATTTAGAGGCTACTCGGGCTTGGGATTGGTGGATTCCTACCATGAAGTCATTTGATGAGATCTGGGTGGGTAATCAGTTCTCTGCGGATGCAGTTGCTAATTCTGGTGTTGAGACTCCTACATATGTTTTTGAATTAGGTATTGATGATATGTGGACACCTTTTAAAAGAGGTAATCGGGAGAAGATTCGGTTCCTTCATGTTGATTCAGATAGTCCTCGCAAGAGGGCGGATCTCGTTGAGAAGGCATTTACCACTCTGTTCAAGGATAATAAAGATGTTACGCTTACGCTAAAGTATCACGGTGGTGCTGAGAGAAGCGTTATGGACTTGTTTAAGATAGAAGAGTCCTTTAGCGAAAATATTATAAGGATTCATCAAACATTAAGTCAACCTGAAATGGTTAAACTTTACCATGACCATGACATCCTGATTTACCCTACAGAGGGTGAAGGGTTTGGACTAATACCTCTTCAAGCTTTGGCTACGGGTATGCCAACAATATCAACAAGTCGGTGGTGCTCGTATGAAAAGTATCTTGGTGACAATATTATTGAATCAACACTAGGTAGGACACAACACACTGGTTATCATACTGGGGATGTGATTCTCCCAGATTTTGATTCAACTGTTGATCTTATGAGGAATGCAGTAGATAATTTTGATGCCCAGTGTGATTATTACTATAAGCAGGCTCCTGCGGTCATTAAAGAATATAACTGGCAAAAGCAGTGCGACAAGATGCTTAACTCTTTAATTAAGCGTGTGGGAGTATCTATGTTTAAGCCAGTTAAAGCAATGAATAGAGATAGATATATATATTTTCAAAATGGTGCTGGTTACAGTACTGAATCTGGTACTCTCTTTTCAAGAGAAAACCCCGTACAGAGAGTATCTAATGACGAGTATAATTTGTTGATTAGAAATTCTAATTTTAGAAACCCAACAGATGAAGAAATAAGGAGCAAGTAGTGAGTTACCTAGAAGATGAAATTGAAGAAGTTCGGTCATATATTTCTGAGCCGTTCTCTCAGACTATTGATTGCAATCAGGGCTGGCATCAATTGATTGTTGATTGCCATAGAGAGCTGTCTGCTATTGATCCAGATTATAAACTTTACCAAGTCAAAGAAAAGTTTGGTGGATTGAGGTATTATATAGATTCAAGTTCAAAAGATTATTATGCTCTTCGTGATGTAATCAATAAGTTTGAAAGACTTTCTTTGCAAACATGTGAGTACACTGGAGAGCCTGGAGTCTTGGCTAAAGGAAAGGGCGGGTGGATGAAAACCTTGTCTACAGAAGTGATGTCGGAGTATGGCTATGAAAAAGCATAATATTGTTGTTGTTGTTGGAGCTATTGTTTATTTATTTTTTCTTATTAAGATGTTTCTATGAAAAGAACTGAACAGGAAGAGATTAAGAGAGACAAAGCGAAGGCTGTAAAGAATTCTGGTCGTGGTCTAAGGAAGGGCGATGCTTCGTTGAATAAATTCTTACTTGATTATAAGCATAATGAAAGAACTTTTACTCTTACATTAAAAGCTTGGAACAAAATGCGTAAAGACGCATGGAATGCTAGCTATAAATATCCATGTATTTCTGTTGTATTCGGTGAGAACTCCGAGACAAAGGTTGCTATAATAGACTGGGAAGTGTTTCAAGAGCTAGTGAAGGGAAGCGAGTATGAGTAAGAAGTATAAGTATAGTTTTTTCTGTGATAAATTGTCTGGCTATAAATCAATTGGTTTTGGCATTGGGCATGATGATGGGTATATCGGATTGTATATATTATTTTGGATGGTCGGAATCCAAAGAAAGATGGTAGCAGCGTGAGTCAATATGGTAATCCAATGTTTTTCCAGATTTTAGAAGAGCTACGGGCTCTTCACACAAAGAAAGGGCAGGATTATGGCACTGCGAGCGATCCTCTTGCTAATGTTCGTGCGTCAGTTGATTGGGGTGTCCCAGGTTGGGTTGGTACTTTAATCCGAGCAAATGATAAAGTAATTCGCTTGCAGAGTGCGGCTAAGGGAAGTAAATTAGTCAATGAAGGTGTTGAAGATTCTCTTATAGACCTTGCATCATATGCAATCATTGCTCTTGCATTATATCGTGAAGATAACGATATGAAGCAGGCTGTTGTTGTTACAGAGGATCTAAGAAAGAGCCTACATGCCTGATATTATTGTTGATACAGTCTTTTTATCTGAACAAATGGGTGATAAGGCAAAAGAGTTTACAGAATGTATTCGCATTGTCCAAGACATCATTGAGAATCCTGACCATTATATTGGGATGCAAGCAATTAAGTATGCCAATATGTTGGCTGGTTATAGAACACTTATGATTGTAAAATCACAAGCATTTAAGAGAAGGTCTAGTATTATGAGCGAGCAGGACAAGTTCGTTAATGATGTATGGAAAACCATGTATGAAGCATTATCCGAAAATATTAACGCCCTTAAACTGGCAGCAAGAGGAACAAACTCATGAAAGCAATACAGCAATTAAGAGCACCGAAAGCAGTTGCTCCTGTTGATGGTCCAGTAGTAATGGCAGATTTAGTTGAAGCGATTAATGACCACTTAGCGTTGAGAAACACTCCTAATTTTAAAAAAGTTAATGGTTTCCACCCCAGTTATACAAACCAATGCGCTCGCTATTGGTACTATATGTTTGAAGGGGTAGAAGTAACCCCGTCATTTAGCTCCCAGACTTATCGTATTTTTGATAACGGTCATGCCGTTCACGAAAGACTTTACAGTTATCTTAGGGGGATGGGTATCCTTGTTGGGGAAGAAATTAAAGTTAATCATACTGATCCCCCAATTGAGGGCACTGCAGATGGTATAATTAATTGGTATGGCGAGAAACTAATTGAACTTAAATCAATAAGTCAAGAAGGTTTCCATTACAGACAACTGCATAATAAACCTAAAGATGAACATTACCGACAAGCCCAAATTTACATGGAATGCCTGAACTTGGATTCTGGCTTTGTAATTTACGAAAACAAAAACAACCAACAAATTCTCCCAATCTTTATTGAGAGGGATCAACCGTTTATTGATAAATTATTTAAAAAATATAGGAAGTTCCATGGCTCTTATCTGAGCAAGGAAATTCCAGTGCAACCATATAAGAGGACATCGGCTAACTGTAACTCCTGCGATTTGGTTGCCCACTGCTGGGCAGGAGGAGATCGTAATGATGAAGAGAAGGGGAACGAGCCTTTTTAATTTATGCGAAAGCGTAAATGGACAATGAATCTTTAAAGATTTGTGCTTATGAAGATTGTGGTAAAGAGTTTCATGCAAAAGTTTATAATGCTATTTATTGCTCTGCTGAGTGCCGTAAGATTGTTACAAATAAAAATTTATTAGCGAGTTATTACGAAAAGAAAGCTAATAAAAACAAGAAAAGAATTTGTAAAACAAAAACATGCACTGCTGTATTATCTATATATAATAAAGAAACTATTTGCGAGCAATGTAAAAGAAAGCGTTTTGTAGACAGGCTAGTCTCATGGGGCTGGTCTGAAGAGAACGCTAGGCGTGGTATGGATTGAGCATCAAATCGCTTATCTCGTCTGTAAAAGAAACTAGGGTGCTTGCCATTGACCCGTCTTCGCACTCTCTTGCTTGGGTTATTTATGATGTCACTATGGATAATATTTCTTTAATTGCGTGTGGAAAGATTGATTATAAGAAAGACAAAAATATCTCAGTAAAGTTTGCGATCATTGACAAAGGTTTGTCCAGTATAGTTAAAGAGTATTCCCCTAAACATGCAATAATTGAGCAATCAATTTATGTTCAGAACTTTGAATCAAGCAGGATTATATCTTATATAATTGGCTATAGCTGGGGTGTTATAAGCGCTGGTAGTTGCACAGTCTCTGATGTTAACCCTCTAGTTTGGAAAGCTGGTATCGGCTATAAGAATCTGGGAAAGAAGGATAAAGAGATTTTTATGAATGATGGGAAGCCAGGTGCTCTCCAGATAAAATTAAAGAATGAAAGAAAGCGCAGAGTTCGCATACTTGTATCAAAATATTTTGCTACGGGTGATATTGGTATCAACGATGATGATATTATAGATGCAGCAGGTATTGGCTTATGGTACGCAACAAAAAAGATACAGCAGGCTTCTAATGGCTAATGAACCGTATAAGGATAGATCATTTCTTTACGATATGTATGTCCAGAGAAGAATGAATTTAACTGATATCTGCAAAGTATTAAAGGATACATACAACATTGAGGTAACACCGCAAGCTCTTTATAACTGGGTAAAGAAATATGATTTGCTTAAGTTTAGAGGAAAAGGAAGAAGTCTTACAACGGCTGGTCCTAAGAGAGCGAAGTCTGCGGCTCAAGTTGATGCTGAAAAGCGCAAAAGAGAATTACGCAAGAGAAGTGAACTACAAAGAAAGAGGATGGGAAGATGAGAAGAAGTGTAACTACTAAAGATATCGCCAACTTTGCAAAGCTTGATATGATTTATAATCAAGTTAGAGTGATTGAGGCTAAGCAAAATGAAACTAAGTTTAAATGTCTTGGCTCTGGTGAGTGCTGTAAAATCGGTCTGGTTATTCACATGGCTGAGTGTGCAAATATTGCTTTTAAATTGCGTCAGCAATACTATTTGTATCTTGAAGATAAAGGTCGTATATTCGCTGAGAAGTGGATGAATGAAGTAATCTCTGACCTTACTGGTGCGATGTATGATAAGGATTGGGTTGCTGGTGGTGAGACTACTCGGCATTGTGCGTTTTATAAAGGTGGTTGTACCGTCTATGGTTATAGACCGATGGTGTGCAGAACATTTGGGACAATAACAACTGTAGATAACTATTGCCCAAGAATTAGAAACGCTAATGGCGCTATTGAATATTTCACTGGTGACTCTGTTATCAATACTATTAAGATGTTCCAGAATTATTTGAAAGATTTCACTGAAGGTAAAGACGAAGGCTACAACATGGTTGTTTATATGCCTTTGGGGGTTTTAAGCTTTTTGCTTGAGTCTGAGGAATTAATTGAACTTGAAGATACTACTGACAAAAAGTTTTGGGCTGGTGTCCAAGGATGGCACAACTACAGAGTAGAGTTTACAAAGCTTCATGGTTATGATAGAGATGATTTAGAGAAGGTCGCTGATTTCACTGGAGTTCCATTATCATTCCCAAAATTCACCAAAGAGGATTGAGTAATTGATTTTCTGGAATAGTGGGGGAGCAGCTAGGGCTGGAGAAGGCTACGGCGATTCTTCTTTAAATATTATTTCTAATTTAATAAAACATGGCGTTCCCATTTCTGAGTTCGCCCCAGATCTTCCAGAAGAAATACAGAAATTAGATTTTGGTATTAACTATATGAGTGTTAATACAAATACTAATAGCCCAATCATAATCAACAACTGTCTCCCAGATGGTTATGTCCGTGGTTCTAAGTATTCAATTGGCTTTACTTACTGGGAAACAAATGCTTTAAGAAAAGACTGGGTTGACTCCATGAACAACATGGATGAGATATGGACTACATCTAAGTTTATGAAAGATGTTTTTATTAAATCTGGTGTTACTAAACCTGTTTACTCTTTTAGTCTAGGAGTAGATCCAGAGCTGTATTCACCAAGTAAGGTGAAGCGTAATAGACCTTTTACATTTATGAACATAGGTTCTCCATCAACAAGAAAAAATTCTCAAATGGCTGTTGATGCATTTATACATCTTTTTGCTCGGGATGAGAATTATAAACTTATTTACAAATCTAATGGTCCACCAGACGCTCGCCTTAGCAAAGGTACAAGCAATATGTCATCTATTAAAGATCATCCTAGAATTGAGGTTATAGATTGGAAATTAAGCGATAGCCTTCTTTCTGCATTGTATGATGAAGCGGACTGCTTATTGTACCCAACAAGCGGCGAAGGGTGGGGTTTAATTCCTTTTCAAGCGATAGCGAAAGGTATCCCAACGATTTGTACAAACGCTACTGCTTGCGAAGAGTACGCAGAGTTGTCTGTTCCTCTAGATTATAAGTGGTCTAAAATTAATATGACTGGTATCTATGATAATACTGGAGAGTGGGCAGAGCCAAATTTTGATGATTTGTGTGATAAAATGTTATATGTAACAAAAAACTACGATGAAGTCTTGAACAAGACTTTAGCTGGTGCTCGGCATATTAACGAGAATATGACTTGGGAAAAAGTAACAAAGGAATACGCTGAAAGATTATGTCAGATATTGAACGATACGAGGGTGTAACCCTAATAGAAGAATTAAAACATGTTGAAGAGGCTGGTTTGCTTTTTGTTAAAGGCTATAACTACTCTGAAATATCAACACTCCTTTCTTTAAGTGTTGATAAAGCTAAATCATATGTTGTAGAATATAAAAAGATTCTTAATAGACAGGCTGAGGCTGACCCTTATTTTCTAGAAAAGCTACAGTTCAATACAATAAAAGCTTTACAAGAGTTTGACCAATTGAGCAAGGAAGCTTGGGAAACTATTAACATCGCTACCGATCACGGTATGATTCCTGCAAGAATTCAAGCTATTAAATTAGCTGGCGAGTTGGCTACTAAAAAAGCCCAGCTGCACAAACTTCTTACTGGCAATACTACTGACAACCAGTATATTGCTCGTATGCAGAAAGCGGAAAATGTAAACCAAATCCTTTCCAAAGTATTGCGAGATGTGATTGGAAAGCATCCTGATATTGCTAACGAAGTTCGTGTTGAACTTGAAATTGCATTTGAAATCATGAATGCGGATAATGTTTAAATGGAAACCCTAAAACTTAGACTCAGAACCCTCTATCATAAAGGTTTAAAAAATCTAGATTACGGAAAGGGTGGTGCTTTGTATGTCTGATTTCATGGGAATGAATCTTGAACTTGCAGATTTTGATAGGCTTTTGCGTCAAGATGATCTTACAGAAACACCTGTTGATATTCAAACATTTGTACAAGATAAAGAATATTTAGGTTTACCTCCGCTTTCTGATATCCAATTAGAGATTGTACGACATTCTACACAGATTTACAAAGAAAGAACACTAATTTCTTTATTAGGGGAAGAAGAAGGGAAAAGATGGTATAAAACATATACTGACAATGAAGTTATTTGTATGCTAGGCAAAGGGTCTGGTAAAGACCATTGTGCAAGAATATCAATGGCTTATACGGTATATCTTATCCATTGCTTAAGAGATCCATTAATTTATTATGGGAAAGCTCATGGTGTGTATATTGACCTTCTAAACCTTGCTGTAAACGCTCAGCAAGCCCAGAGAGTATTCTTTGAACCATTAAAGAACTTATTGCTTAGATCTCCTTACTTTAATAAAGTTGGATTTGAACCTAGAGTATCAGAAATATTTTTCTTTTCTAAACCTGTTAGATGCTTTTCTGGTCACTCTGAATCTGAAGGTTGGGAAGGTTATGAAGTAATGACAATTATTTTGGATGAAATTGCTGCTTTTAAAACAGATGCTGAATTGCGTGGAGAAACGAGATCAAAGGGATCTGCGTCTGCGATTTACAATATGTCTAAGCTTTCTATTATGTCTCGCTTTCCAGAAGTCGGTAAAGTTATTCTATTGTCTTTCCCCCGCTATAAAGGTGACTTTATTCAACAAAGATATTTTAATTCTAGAGAAAAGAAGGAACCTAAGACTTGGACTATTAAAGCTGCAACATGGGAAGTTAATCCTACTATTAAGCGTGAGCAATTAGAATCGGAATATATTAGAAATCCTGTTGAAGCTAGAGCTAGATTTGAATGTGAGCCTCCTAACATGGAAGATGCTTACTTTAGAGATCCTGAATTAGTTAGAAAAGCTTTTATGTATAGTGAAGATCCTGTTGATGAAGAAGGTAATTTTAAACCTTGGTTTAATAAAACAGATGGTCAAGTAAGATTTATTCATATTGACTTAGCCTTAAAGAGAGACAGAGCTGCGCTTAGCATGGTTCATTGTACTGGACTTAAAGAAGTTAAAACATTAATGGGTGTTGAAAATCTTCCTATTATTAATGTTGATTTAGTTTACTCATGGGAAGCGTCTGTTAACCAGGAAATTAACTTTGCATCTATTAGACAAATGATTTTGGACTTATGTAGAAAATTTGATGTTGCTAAAGTTACTTTTGACAGATGGCAATCTATTGAAATGATTCAAAGCTTAAGAGCTCAAGGTATTAATGCGGATTTTCATAGCGTTAAGAAAACAGACTTTGATACATTAATGACTGCTATTTATGATACAAGATTGCGTGGATATTGGAATGATCTTTTAGTTGAAGAAGAGCTTTTAAAACTTAGGTTATTTGGTAATAATAAAATTGATCACCCAAGTTCAGGTTCAAAAGACTTAGCAGATGCGGTTGCTGGTGCGGTATTTGTTTGTGTTGAAAATATGGCTATTGGGGCAGAGGTAGAAATTGAAATTTTATCTCCAGATAAATATTGGGAAGAGAATGAAGATATGCCAGAATTTGGAACAGTTACAGTGTATAATAAAGATACTGGACAATTCTTTCCAGGATTCAATGAAGAAAAGGATGCGTCACCATGGCTGGAAAATCTCTAGATAATCTTAAAGTTACTCATGAAGAAGTGATTAGTCAATTGGCAATGCAATTAGCATCAGCACATGTTGATCTTACTGTACTGAAATTGGAAAATCAAAAGCTGAAAGAATATATCGCCAATAGTGTTGAGCCTGAAGTCAAAAAATAAATTTCTTTTAGTTTTTAGAAGTTTTTTGCTCCCTGATGAGTTTTTTACCATAAAGCCTGATATGGTCTTATCTAAGCAATAGGTAGTCAAAATGGCTTCCTAACAAAACAAACCAACCATAGGAGAAATCAAGTGACAACACTAAAGATGAATAAAGTAGATACGCTTCCAGAAATCGCAAGAGCTGGTCGCAAGTCTGAAGAATTGAATATGATTATTGCTGCACTGAATGAGTCGGCAAAAGATGGTAATTCAGTTCGTATTGATGGAATTAAAGCTGGTAATGCTTATAATTCAATGCAACAAAGAATTCGTGCTCAGGCTAAGAAGTTGGGTTACAAAATCGTTATCCGTTTTGATTCAACAACTGATGCGCTATTCTTCAAGGCAACTCGTGTTGGTAATGTAAAGAATGTGACCGAGACAGGTGTTACAGCAGTTAATAATCTTTCGGCTAAGACTAGCGAAATTGCTGGTGTAAAAACCAAGGTCAAGACTAAATAATTATATAAAAAATAAATACCATAAAGCCCTGCGCCTAGCCAGCGCAGGGCTTTTTTTTATGCCATAATATAGATATGACATTACAAATGGAACAACAGAATATTGAAATTGGTAGAGAAGATATTGACTCATGGTGTCCTATGTTTGCGCTTCCATGTTATGATAGGTCATTGACTGAACCTTTCTTTATGTCTTTTATGAAGACAGTTATGTATTGTAAGGATATCGGGTTAAAGTTCGGGGTTAGCACAGTTACTGACTCTTTAATCAATAGGGCAAGGAATAACCTTGTCGCTAAGTTTATGGCTAATCCACAGTTTACACACTTAGTTTTTCTTGATGTTGATCTTAGTTTTAAGGCTGAAGATATTGTAAAGCTTCTATGGCATGATAAAGATATTATTACTGGCTCTTACCCAATTAAAGAGATTAATTGGGACAAGGTAATCAAAAATGTTAATAACGGGATTGCGAGCAAAGATTTGGGTAAGAAATCAACTCGCTTTGTTGTGAACCCAGTTAAAAAAGGAAATAATGTTATTGAAACAGATAATGGTGCAATATCAGTTCACGATGCTGGTACTGGCTTTATGTGTATTAAAAGAGAAGTATTTGAAAAACTAATTGTTGCCTATCCTGAGTTAAAATTTAATGATGACACAGGTAGTATGAAAGGTGCAGAATTAGATTATACATACGCTTTCTTTAATTCTTATGTTGATGATGATGGTAGATTTGTTTCTGAGGATTATGGTTTCTGTAGATATTGGCAAAAGATTGACGGTAAAGTTTGGGTTGATCCAGGTATTGAGATTGGTCATTTAGGTAGAATGTTATATGAGGGTAATATGATAGATTACCTTATAGAATTGTCTGATGAATCAACTAAGGCTAACGCTAGAGCGCTCGCTCAGCCAAAAACTAAGAATCCGTCTGGGAAATCAAAAAAGAAATAACCAGCTAGTAGCCTAAAAAACATATACTAAAATTGTGTAAAATATTGGCTAAAATGTGCTTGGTGAAACATTAGATAAAACATTATCTAATCCCTGATATAATTCCCTAACTTACACGGCTGTAATCTTACACGACCCCCTGCAAAATTTTTTATATAATTTTTTATATAAAACGAGACAGGCTTTTCACCAGTTTTCCGACACAAAAGAAATATAAAAGAAATATTATTACGCAGGTTTTGTTTGAGCCATATGCCCGATACAATAGTTAGCCAATGAGTTCACTATTATTCAGTCTAAATATCAAGAAATTAGCGCACTATTTGTGCGCTATTTGTGCGTATAATCACCAATATAAACCATTATCTTAGGGAAAGGAATAGTATATGAGTAAGCCTATATTCGGATCATTAGTCGGTAATAAATTATCAGATAAAAATACAGTTTATGGAATTGTTACGGAAGTGCGTGAGATTACACAAAATAATGAGACTTTCTTTATAGCGTTATTAGATACAGGTAAAGCAATGCGTATGTCTACAGTTTCTAAATTGCTATACGCTAAGAGACAGCGTTTGCGTAAAGTTGGAGATCAGTTTACTGTTTATGCTTGGACTGCTGATTATGAAGTATCTAAGCAAAAGTTTGGTCCTCAAAAAA